AAGAACAACACTAGGGTTTGTTACGTTTGTGTTTTTTAATTGACTTGTAATTCCATCTCCCTGTAATCTTAAACTACCATCGTTATTAATGGAAGCAAAACTATCATTATCAGTATTTTGAGTTACTATAATAGTCTGTCCTATAATTGCACCTTCCCCACTTCCATCAGTAACAATTAAATTATTTGTTGTTGTATTACCTAAATCAGTAACTTGTTGTAAATCTCCACTACTTGCTAAATCCGCGACATCCTGCGCTGTAATTTTTTTAGTGGTTGCGCTTTGAACAATTGGAATTTCTTCCGTTCCGCTTAACGCACTCCCAACAGGTAATTCACTTATTTTTATACTCATTTTCTTCTATTTTCTTTAAGAATAATTCTAATTTCTTAACGTTTTCTTTCTTTGGTTTGTATCTTTTACAAGTACCAACCTCTACAACTGTAGTCTTTTTCATTTCCCTCGTTTAAATAAAATCCACCAATATTTGTTTGTCGCATCGGATTAACATCGTTATCGCTATTAAATCTATATTCAGGAAATAAAGTTGAATTTAAACACAAATATTTAATCATTCTTTTAACAAAACCCTGCGCTATTAAAAGTTCTTTTTGAATAAGAAAATCAACATCGTTTTTGTTTACGCTTTCGCTGTTTTCTGCGGTGTGTTTAAATATTCCTTTGTTAGCAATTTGAAACGCTCCAAACGGTAAGTATTCAACCATTGCGTAGTGAATCAAAATCGGTTTGCAATACTTGTTAACTAGGTGCAAATATTGACCTGTTAAATCTTCGTTTTCAATTTTCGTTTGTAACGCTTCTAATAATTCGCTACCTAAATACTCTTCTAAACGAAGCGACTGAGCGATATCGATATATTGAATAAATTTATCAACGTCCATATTTCCGCTCATTGTAGTGAACTTCGTTACATCGTCTGTTGATATTAATAAAACTGTTGCCATCTTTTAATTATTTAGGTAAAAATCCACGATTAGGCATATCAATTGGTCGAACCGAAACTAATTCAGGGTTTTTAATTACGTAACCTAATTTTTCAGCTTTACGAACCGCTACTTGTTTTGCATTTGGCGAATTAACATCAATTCCACCGCCACTAAATGAAGCGTAAACTTGTTTATTCCAGCGATGAAAACAGTTACCACCGCCTTTAAAAATCCACCTGTCAAAAGTTAATGCACCTTTTGGACCCCAACCAACTAAGCGACCATCTGCATTTGTGTAAGCATCGCCCAAATAAGTTGCACTCATTCTTTCAATATCCTCTTTTCTGTAAATTTTATTAAATCTTTTCATTGAACGGCAAAAAGAACGGCTGTTTGCTTTGTCTTCACCTGCATAAACGTAACGTGTAATGAATTTAATTCCGTCGATTGTTTCGTCTTGTTCACTTTTTGAATTTGGAAAAGCAACTCCAGTTGAAACTAAATTGATTATTTGCTTTAAAACGCTTAATTCAACTTTTGGTTCTTTGCTTAATAGCTCGTTTTCGCTTTCGTCGGTATCGTAATCAACTTCGAATTCATCAATTAGCAACCAATTAGGGTTTACGTTTTCGCCAAAAGAACTTAAATCAACTTGTTCGCTTAATTCCGTTCCTGTTTCTTCGGCTACTTGTTCCGCTGTTTGTGCATTTTCTAAGTCCACAAACTCCAAAGGTTGCAAAGTTTTAAAATACAACTTTAAACTAATCTTATTAAAGCTTAACATCGTGTCAAAAGCTTCAATTAAACGGTCTTGAATCGGTCGGATAACCATATTATCAAATAACACAGTTGCCGTCTTTAATTCATCTGCATTTGAACTAAAACCGCTACTTTTTGCAACTCCGAAAATTAAACCGCTAACTACTTTATGCGCTAATAGAATCTTTTCAGTGCATTCAGTTGACAAATAAGAATAGTGCTGAGGAGCTTCATTCAATGGTATATCAGTAACCTCCGTTTGTAGTTCCTTAGAACCGCTAAAAGAAACGATTACTTTTTTCCCTTGCGCTCCTGTTAACTTTTGTTGTATTTGGTTGCTTCGTGTTCTTTGTTGCTCTTCGGTAAATTCTCCGATTATATTTACAACCTTAGTTCCGCTAAATCCGTTTTGAGTGTCGTTGATTAAATAGTTTTGTATTTCCTCTTCGAGTAGTGCATATCCAATTCCACCAATATAAGACGGCATTGCAAAATACTTCATTCCGACCATATAAGGACGTATGTAAAGAATTTCAATTTTTTCTTTTGACGTTCCGTAAGCAGGAATTAATTTCGGAATAAACTCGCGTGTGTTTCCCCAATTGTCAGAATAAAAATAGTTGTTTATATTTCCGTCTTTATCGCATTTTTGAGGCGCTAATAAATTAACAGCAATATGAAAACCTTTAACGATTGAATCGTGTTTATCATTGTAGTGAACTTGAATAGCACACTGCCCAAACATATAAAAATCCGTTGCTCTAACGTCGTTCTTTGATAACATCGCCATCAATTGAGCGTATTCGTTTGGCTTTTTAGAAGCGTCTAACGCACTCAAACCACGTCCGTAAACTAAGTGTGTTATCGCGTTAATAACGGCGTTGTTGGTGGTCGAATTTCGATATCTATCTATGATATATTGAAAGTACGAATTGTTCTCCCCAAATGTTACCCAATCTTTTTGTTTTGACTCGATAATTTTCGGAGCTTCGTATTCCGCTAAATTTAAAACGAAAGTATTATTATTATTACTCATAATGTAATGAATGTATTTTGTGTAACTCTTTGCGTATATCTGTTGTCCGTTCCGTCAGTGCAATAAAGTTTATCGTAACAAATTAAAGTATCTTCAAATTTAGCTTCGATTTTATAAAATCTATTATTTACTAAATTCAAATCAATTGTAATTTCGTAATAATAACCTTTATCGACCGTTGTAAATTCCGTATAAATTGTAGCAACGTTTTCCGCTTCGTCAGTCAACACAATTTCATCAATTCCGCTAATTAGCATCAATCTTAAAATCTGCGGTTGTGTTACTGTTACTATTTGCATACTTATATAATTAAAAGTTTCTATTTTGTTTTAAAATGAAAAAAGGGAGTCGCTAAACTCCCTTTCTAAAACCAATAAAAAGTAATATTAATCAGTAACTACCTCTGCACCGTCAAGTAAAGCAAGTAATTCAGCTTCAGTTGTACAATTCAAGAAATTTGCAGGAATACGCTCGTTAGCTGTTAAAGTAATATTGTAACCACTCATATCGCCCATTTGCGCACCTGTAACGATTGAACCTGCCGTCATTGATGCACCGTATTCAATTCCCATAAAAAAGAATTGGTCCATTCTATTTTTAACAATTACGCTCGGTCTTCCGTATGCAATCAACTTAAAGTTTTTGTGCATTGCTGGCGTTAATTTTTTCAATTGAACCGTTAACGCTTGTGCCACGAAATTAGTTCCGTTATCCGAACTTGGCGTTTGCGTTTGGTCAAATGAATTTACCCCACGTAATTCATATTTGTAAATTTCTGTAATTCCAGTAATTGCGGTAATAGTATCCGTACCAACTTCAGTTGTAACATCTGTTGGGTAAACATACGTACCACGGTTAACGAAATAGATAGCATCAATTCCACCTACTGAATCGTAACAAGACTCGTTGCGACCATTTAAAACTAAACAACTCATATTTTTTTTGTATTAAAAAAGGGCGGTGTTTATTGCACCACCCTTTTGATTTATAATTAAATTAATTTCTAGTCAACTGCTGTTGTTGATAAATACCAAACAATTTCGTTAGAGTTAGCATATTGAACTCCTGCAGTGTAAACCATTCTAAAACGAACTGTTCCACTTAAATCCACAGTGTCCATATCTTTAATTCTCAATTCGTTATGGTCTGAAAGCAAACCAGTACCGAAGTTCAAATTTTTCTTTTCGTAAGCTACGAAAGTGTTATCAGGTAAACCACCGATAATTTCCAATACGTAACGACCATATCTTAATTGGTAATCGTTAGAACCTAAACCGTTGTTTATTCCTGCTGAAACCAAAGCTTGAGTATAAGCCAAAGCAACGTTATCAGAAACTCCTATTACTAAATCAGCGCTTTTACGAACTGCAACCGGAATAGCGTTTAAAACTTTTTCTAATTCAGAAACAACGTTATCTTTATCAATAGCCTCTTCCAAAGGAACAATTCCGTAGTTAGCTTTAATTACATCGTTATCTGCTGTAAATAAAGGAATAAATCCTCCAAAGTGTCCGTTACTTCCACCGTTACCAGTCCAAATGTCGCTTTCTGTTACTTCCGAAACATCTCCTAAAACTTCAGCGATTAAAGCCGTTTCAATGTCTTTCGGCATCACGTCGTTATGCGCTGAAAATCCCATTGAAGCACTTGACCAAGTTTGTCTTAAAGTTTCTTTACAAATCTCTAAAGGCAAATCCAATTTTTTTGGAGTCAATAATTTCTCGCTTAATACAACCGCACCTGTCGGTACGAATCCACAAGCGTAATTTTTCAATCCATTTGTAAATTCTATTTTACGGATTGAAATTTGGAAATCAATGTTCGGGATTACCGTTATTAGATTTCTTTTGATAGTGTCCGACTCTTTGAAAGCCTTACCGATAATTTCGCCGGCAACCTGCCCTGCGTAATTTGAATCTACTGTTAATGTTGTAGCCATTTTTTTATTTGTTATTTAGTGAATAAATCAATCTAGTGTGTTTGTCAGCTTTTGACAAATCAATTTGTACTTTATTTTGTGTTTCAGGATTAAACGTTATTGGTTTAATTGTAGCCTCTGAAAGTTTAACTTCCAATTCCGCTAACTTAGTTTTCAAGTCTTCGTTTTCAGTTTGTAAGTTTTCAAAATCAACCGCTGAAAAATGCATTTCCTTAGTCGACGTTTCAATAACTTTCTTAGCTGTTGGTGTTGGCGCTGTTGGTTCGTTACTCGCTTCAACTGGTACTTCTTCAACAACAACTTCTTCTTCTTCTTCTCCAACCATTTCAACGCTTGCAATAACTCCTTCGGTTACAATTGTAAGTTTACGACCGTCTTCCAATTCGTATTCGCCAACGGGTAAAGGAATCATTTGTTCGTCGGTTGTAACAATCATTACTTCCATTTCAGGTTCAAAAGAATCCGCTTGAATAACTGTAATACCGTCCACTAATTTCATTTGCTCTAATTTTACTTCCATTCCTAAAAGTACTTTGAGCTTATTTAAAATTGTTTTTTCTTTCATATTTAGATAATTAAGAATTTATTTTTTGTTGTGTTTTTGTTATTAAATTATATGTAAATTGGTAATAAGAGTTTCAATCAATTTTATATTTTGTTTAACCGTAATTATTCCGTCTTCAACTTCTTTTTGAGGTGCTGTTATACCTAAATCTTTAATTTGTTTTGTAAAATTTTGAAATTTAACAAGTAAATCTCTATTTAATTTTAATGATTCTTGCGCTGGTTTTAAAGCTGATTTTGCTATTGTGATTGATTTAATTGCTCCTGCTTCTGCTATTGCTAATTCTTTTTGAACTTCTTGCAAAACCCCCAACTCAACATCGTGTTTTTCAATCGCATTCAAAGCGATAATTAAATTACTTTTCATTTTATATTTGTTTTAATAATTGCTTAATCTGTTCTAATAAATCCAATTCCGAAAGCTTCGTATTATCACTAAATTTTCCTTCGATTGAAAACCCTTTAATCGCACCACTTTTCA